GTCCTGGTGCATCGGATCGCGCTGCACAACCCGCATAACGTCAAACTCCCATCCAAGATGTAGTGCTATCCTCCGAATTGCGCATCGGACGCGGGAAGTCAATCACCTTGCCACGAATCGCCGGCGCCCAGCGGTGCCCGACCGCCAAATAGCGAAACGCGTCCGCCGCGTCGCTCGCCCAATCGTGAACCGGAGACGACCGGAAAACCTTGTGCTTGGCGTCATATTCCCGCCGATAATTCGTCAATGCCAAGCGCCCCGCCTCGGTCTCCGTCCGGTCAAACCAGCAGCGCCCCAGAAAAGCCCTGACCGCCTCAATGCCGTCCGCCCGGTCGATGTTCGGCACCAGCCGAAACCTGATCCCCAACGCCGCCGCCATCTCCAGCCGAGACTTGCCGGAGCCCAATTCCCTGACCTTGATGTCGTGCGGCGCGTGATGCTCACTGTAGTTGTACGGCTTCGCCCGTAGTGCTCGCACAAAGCTCGGCATCCCGCCGCCAACCTCCTGATAGTAATCAATTACATGCACTTCACGGCCGACATTCTGTGTAAACCAGATCGCCGTCGCGTCCGCCACGCCCAAATCCCACCACGTCTCTACCGCAAGCTCCGGCTCCCACGGGACCGCGCAAACCCGCCCCTCGTCCTCTACCGCCGTCATCTCGCGGCCCCAGATCGAACCGACCAATGCGGCTCGGAAATTGCATTCAAACTCCGACAAATACTGCTCCTCGCTCATGCTGCGCCGAATATCCTCCAACTCATCCTTGGGTAACAATCCGCTCTCACTTGCTCGCAAGACGAGCAAATAGTAGTCCTCCGGTCGCGTGCGCGCCAACTCGACCAATTCCGCAAAATGGTTCCAGTTGTGCGCCGTACCGGCAAATAACGCCCAGCCCTGGCGATCCGCCAGCCGCGGCCGTATCACCTCCGGAAACGCCCGAGGATCAAAATCCCCGTACTCGTCCATCGCTACACAATCCAGGTAAATCCCCCGCAACCGATCGTAATTGTCCGCCCCGTACAGCCTAATCCGCCGATCCCCAACAAAATCTACCCGTAACTCACTCTCATTTACCTGAATGCCCGGCAACATCTCCGTGTACTGCTTTAAATAACTCCACGCTACATCCTTCGCCTGCGCGTAATACGGCGCAATATATGCCCCGCGCGGCGATACCTTCTCACACCTGAGAACCCCATCTATCAACTCATTGACAAACGCGACCGTCTTCCCCGCCCTCGGATGCGTCACACACACCCCGTAGCGCTGCCGCCGCGCATGCAGCTCGCGAAACGCCGGACGCGGCTCGTACCCCGTCGAAATTACCCGTGTGCGCATCTACCCCAGGGTCCAAACCATCAAATACACGTTATACGTGCCGTGACACTGCATCTCGACCTCCAGGGTGCGGATGTGCACCCAGTTCGGCGCAAAATTCCAGAAATCATGCCCCTCCCACGAGGTCGCCCCGATGACGGTCTGAAAGCCGTCCTTGGGCGGCGTTCCGCCCTCGCCCGCACCCGCGTTCGAGCCGTTGTGGCCGACCAGATGCTTGATCTCCATAATCCGCTGCTGCGGGTTCTCATGCTCGTGAACCGTGCAGTCGAGCCCGCGGTGACTGCTGACCACCTGGCAGTAACAAGCCGCCACATCCGCGTTCAGCACAAACGAAGCGATAACCCGCGATCCGATCGGACAGACCGCGTCCGTCCCATTCATAAGTAATCGACTAGTTAGACCCGGCATCAGCCGCCCACCTCTCTGTCGGCCGCGCCCAGCTCGGCGCCGAGCTGCCGAGAAAAACTGCGCCACCTGAAATCCGCAAACCACCAGGCCATCCGGCATTCCCACTCAGTCTCCGTCACAGCCGCCGCCGCCGGTACAGAAGATCCGTGCCGCCGGTGCCACCCCGCAGGCTCAGACGTCGTCGCCATACGCCAGAAATACCCCTCCACAACGCCAAGCCGCCGCTGCTGACGCAAACTCCCAAGTCCGCGCGCCTGAATAAATGCCGGCCCCGGCAACATCGCTATTCCTCAGCCTCCGTAGCGGGATGCTCGTTATTGCTCGATATCATTTTCAGCAAATCAGCCGAGGTCGTCACAATCGGGTTCGCCTTCACCCACTCAATCGCCCGCCTGAAATCGAAAACCGTCAGATGCTCCGATCCGCGCGAAGCCCGACATTCCTCAAGCTCTTCCGGCGTCAAGTGCGAACGCACGCACCTCAAGCAAAACCATTCAATGTCAGTCATCACCTCTCCTGTCGTAAGCTGCGGCATAATGACGCGGGTCGCGCGCGTGAGATGAAATGTGTGGGGGGGGTTGCGCGCGTAGTCGGAATGTCCAGGGGTCGGAAAAAGAATTCCTCGCCGTTCGCTCCGGGGATATCGTTTTTCTGGGGCGATTCGGATGGGCAACTAATACGTGACGACCCGCCACTGCCTCCCATTCCACTGCGCCTCTTCCATGTAGTAGCGATAGCCACCAGCACGATACCGCTCGCGTAAGGCTTGGCGCGCCGGATTGGCCTCGGGATCTGGCTTCGGGCGTGTGCGCATCCTCTCTACCTGAGCGAGTACGATGGCGTAGCGCCGCGCCGTCATCGACTTGTTAAGTGATGGGTAGGGTGATGGAATACGTTTAGTTGTGGTCTTTTTCATCAGTGATTCCGCCACATGAAGGCGGATACTATGTCCGCCGTATCACTCGCCCACGTCATCGCTCGGCTGAGCTTCGATGCTGGGCGTCACGTCTCGAGCGCCGTCGCCAGCACGGACAACGCCAGTGACGAACATCACCGGTCCGCCGCCAGCGCCGGTTAGCTCTAGCTTGTCACCGTATTTACGTGGAGCAAGCTTGCTCATAACCCACTTACGGGAGTCTACTTGCAACCTAGCCGCCTGTACTCTCGCCATACTCTCGGTTTGAGATACATCATCCGAGATGTCGACGATCTCATCGCCCCGCATATCCTGCTGTCTTTCCCGAGCGACGGTGTACATCTCCGCAAATTCTGGATGTCGCAGCAGCCAGTCGTAGACGTCGGACTGTGTCGGAGATCCCGGCCGCATGCAGAACTTTCGGACGGAAACTCCTTCGACGAGTGCTGTGCAGAGTTCTTCGGCAAACTCAGTTGTGTAGGTAGTTGGGCGGCCGGCCGGCATCAGTGTTGGGCGGCTGCGGTGGGGGTAATCAGCACCGTTTCGGGCTCGGGCGGCTGCCAGGCTGCGAGTGCTTCATCGATCTCGACAACGAGCCCGTCGCGCATAGCCATGAACTGCGGCTCACGGCTGGGGTTGGCGGTAAGCATCAGCCGTACGATCCGCAGCATCAGTTCGTTCATTGGCTGGCGCCGGTGCTGGCTCTACTTGAGCGAGCCGGCGACGTCGCGGCCGAGCGTATGGGGCTCGGTGGGAGCGCTGTCGGCGATCTTGAACCGAGACGGCGTGGGCCGTGATCCTGAGCCGGCTGCGGTATGTGTCGGCGACGAGGATTGGGCTTCGGGCTTGAGGGCTTTATCGGCGTCGGAGATGAGTGCCATCGGCTGTGTTTCCCGCGTTGAAAGACCTGTTGCGGGATATGGCGTACAGGTTTCGCGTTTCAAACGCAATCTCTGCGCTCGGGGCGCGCGGCATCGTACGTTGGTAAGGTCATAGCTGACGCCCTCCGTCGACAGAGGTTACGTGATGGCGGGATTGCTTGGTTGCGTGGGCACTAGGTCCGGGTTGTGTTTATGCTGGTTGGATACAAGCGGTTGGCCGGCAGGCGGCTGTTAAGAGTTCGCCTAACGGCTCATAGAGAGTTCGCTTACGCTCACGAGTCTGAAAGGAAGAAGAGTGCGCGCGCGCGAGGGACGCGCGTTGTTGCTGGCTATGTCCCTGGCTGTGCAGGGTTTGATGCGGGTTTGCTGAAACTGCCGGGCAACAACAGGCTGCACACGTTTCGGCGCTCAACTCTTTCGCATCACTCGCCGATCGCCTTAGGGCCGATCACTTGGCACTCTACCGCTAGGGTCAAATGCACGAGCATGCATCCGGGAAATGGTCAGCCCGGCCTGACGTTCGTTATCCGTGGAGCGGTTTTGGCGCTCCTTTCGACAGACCGGGCGAGCGGCCGAAAGATGGGCCGTTGCGCGGCTCAGGAAGCTTTTGCGGTGGAGCTAACGGTCGCGCCATGTCTTGGCGATAGCTGTTGAACTCTGCATCACGCTCGGAGCGTAGCCGTGCACTCTCGGCTGGCCGATCAGGCTGTCGCCACGGCTGAAAGGCCTTGCCATTTGGGCGCGCCCATCGCGCCGGGACTTTGGGGCATTTGTACCGGATGCCGGCCGCCACGAGTTCGCGCTTACACGCAATCGCTTGGTCTCGGGTGATAAAGATCCGATACCAGGATTTGCCGTTCTTCGAGGGCGTAAAGCCGGGATGCGGCGAGAACGCAAGCATCAACCACTGATAGGGCTTACCCATCACTTGGGCGCAACCCTACGAGCCAGCCAGCCGAATCCTTCGGATAGCCAGGCGCGCAAATACCAGATGGGTCCGCGCTTCAAAAGCGCGATCGCCTCAAGAGCCGCGTCAATGCGGCCTTGATCGTAGGCCGCTTGACATTCGGGCTTGACGCTGTCGGGTGAAGGGTGCAAACCATTACCTCGCTTCAGGCTAGCAACCGAAGCATGACACGAGCCTCCCCGGTTCTGTCAAGCCCCGATCTTCGGATCAGCCGCCCGGTTCAGTCCCCTGGCCGGGCGGTTTCCGTTCTAGCGGCCAAATAGCTCTAACCCCCACAAGGCCAGCGCTCCGGTACACGGTGGCACAAGCAACCAAAAAACACGGTGGGCCTTTATCGCGGCGAAGACGACTAAGCCGAGAGCGCACGCCAGCATCCACGCGAAGGACGCGCAAATGATGTAATCCGATATGGTCAGAGTCATTCCTCGCATCCCGCCTCTATCGCCCGCCTCGTCATATCAAGATAAGCCTCGACATAGCGAGGCACCGGGACTCCCCCCGACAGCCAGCGGTAGACCGCCGATGGCGTTACCCCCAGCACGCGAGCGAGCGCAGCTTGCGTCATCCCGAGCGCGCCGATCGCCCGCCGCAACTCCTCACCCGTCATACGCCTAACGCGGCTAAAAGCTCATCATCGGTCATGCCATCGGCCGGCGCTTCCGCATCGCTGAGTCCAAGGAACTTTATTTCATCGCGGATCTCCCGCTCTATCCGCGAGACCCATACTTGCCGCAACTCGCGTTCGGCGGGCGTCTTGGCATTTGCGAGTCGGCCGCGCTCACGCGACAGCCAAACTTGAAGCACATCTAAATAATCGTGGTTTCGCGGCTCACTCATCGCTCTCTCCCGTCTCTAGGTTCCTGCGGCTTGTTATGCGCGCATCCTCTCGGTTTTCCGCGTCTATATAGCGGCCGGCAAGCGCCGCATCGTTTCGCAAGCCTTCCCGGAAGATCCATCGTCCCTCAAACCAGACCGCGCCAACTGGCCGGTTGACGCCACCAAAATGGTTGAGTGCCGCCACCTGCTCGTCGGTCAGTCGCGCGCTTGTCATCGCTCTCTCCCGTGTTGCGCTCTCTATATGCGCTCCGGCCTCGAATGCGTCAAGCAATAAATTATTGCCTCATGCATTATTTTCTATTGACACGGGCATTCCGCAGCGCCATTCTCCGTCTGCAACCACGGGAGATGACGATGAATTACGAAGCTTTAATCGCAGACGCGCGTCCATTCGTGCCGGCAAAGTTCTCGATCGACATGTGTCGTCACGAAAGCGTGACGCTGCCAACATTCTTGACGGCAAATCGCAAATCGCGGCGGTCGCTTACGAGCCGAATAACGCAATGCCGTGGCGGGGCACGAAGATGTGCCGCGGAATGCCGAGCGCGCAAAAGCGCTTTCTCGCGATGGATCACGCGCTCGCGTTTGTGTGCGCCGCCTAGCGGCCGGCAACGGGAGATGACGATGGACGATTTCACGCAATCCTATATCGAGTGCGCACTGTGGTCATCAAGCGACGGCGAGAACGGCGAAATTCAACTCGACACATACGACGGCGAGATTGCGCCGGAGACGCGGGCCGAGATGGAAAAGGATTGCGCTGAATTCCAACAGAACAACGCCGCGTTGCTCGCTCGCTGGTATGACCTTGGCGAGCACGCTGGTACATGGTCGGCATAGTCGAGAAAGTGACGCAACCCGAGTTGGAGGCAGCCCGTGATCTGCTGATTTCGCGACAGAATGCGCTACCGCACAATGCCGCGCGGACGTGGTCAAAGCAGCGTGATTATGAGCGGTTGGAATTGGCGCTCGACCTGATCGACGGTTACCTGAAACACAAAGCCGCGGCCTAAGCGGCCGGCAACGGGAGATGACGATGCTCTATAACTCGTTTTTTGAGCTTGGCGGCCGGCACTGGATTTTGACGACAGATCACCCGGCAAGCTGCTGGAATAAGCCAATCCTGGTTGAGACTGACCGTCGAGGCGAGGCCATACTTAGCGAGCCAATTGGACCGGGTGACTGCGTAATTCTTCCGGCCGAATTGCCACGCCGCTCGCTGGGGCTCGAAGTAGAGCCGGTAAGACCGGATGCCCCGTTGCGGGCTTATGCCGGACGCGAGATCGCTACATATGGCGTCTACCCGGAGACTGTTGCGGCGTACCTTAGTCAAGAGCCTCCCGATGAGATCAGTCAGGAGATGCTGCGCGCCGGCGTCGAGTCTTTTGTTGAGCATGACCCGAGGTTTGAGGGGATTGAGGAAGCGGTTGTCCGGATTTTTAAGGCAATGGATCTATTCCGCAAAGAATGCGCCGAAGCGGAGCGGCAGGAGGGCGAGCGATGCTGACGACCGAACAGGCACTCGACCGCGCATTGAACGGCGTGCTTTGTGATATCGGGCAAATCGACAAACTCACCAAGGGCAAGCTGAATCGTGCCGTAAGGGCTGGGAAGCTGCAAAAGTGGCGGGGCCGCTGGTGTCCCGAGCCAGGCGCGCCATGGGGTATAGGGCCGCTCAAAACCTGCTATGGCGTCGAGAATCCGTATCGGGATGCGGTATGACGGGATGACGAGAATCGAAGAAGTTCGCGAATGGCTTGATGATCGCCTTCCGCAAGCCAATCAGGAAGCTGCAGAGAGCCACAAAGTAGCGATGAATAGCTACGGAGCAGGCTACGATTGCGGCTACCGAGACGCTCTCAAAGAGGTTCTTAATCTCATAAACGGGGAACCCGAATGAGAGCGATTATCCGCAGCTCTGAGCGCAACCATTACCCCCCCCCGCCTCGCCGCCTTCGCAGATACCCGAGCCGGCGGCATCGCAGCAAGATACAATTCCCACGCCGTAACACTCGGGGCATGGGAGATAATGGCGCGTCCAACCGCCGAGTGCCCCGCCCGGCACAAATTTTTGTATCTGGCCGAGCCCGTGGCAGCGCTCACAGATCACGGGCTTGCGCCAAATCGTTTCGATAACGCTCCCACATCTCAGCACATCGCTTATTCATCGCAGCGGCACCGTTGTCCCCATCCGATAAATGCTGAGTCCATTCTCGGCACGCCTGCAGGAAACCGTCGCGGTAAGCGCGATCGGCGGCAATTGCGGTGGATAAATCAGACTTCACGGGGGTTCACCTCGCCGCTATATCCTCGCCGTCCGTGTTGTTCCCAAAGGGGCTCATCACTGTATGTCATCGTCCACCAACCGTTACACTCAGGGCAACGCTCGATGTCGCTCGCGTAGCGCTTACCTTGATAGATCACCGTCGGGCCGACGCCATCATAGCGGCCGGTCCCGCCGCATTCGGGATTAGGACATTTCACGGGGCTTGCACTCCAACATCTTTGGACCGTTCTGCATCCTGCTCGATCTGTTTGATGAGTTCTTTAGCGCAGCGACGAATTCCAGGATGTGCGGGATCTGCGAGTAAGCCACGCAAATACGTGAGCATCTCGCCAGCATGTGGGCGCGCCCACTCTGCCTCTAGCGCCCATTTATCAGCAAAATCATGGCCTCTTTTCATGCCGGCCTGCACTCCAACCAAACCATATGGCGTCGAGCTTTGGCGTGCGCATACGCTTCCTCGCGAATTAGCGCGCCCGTAAAGGCCGAGTCGCAATCGAAGCATCCGCCCAGCGTCGGTACCGCCTCGCGGGCAATTTGCGCGTAGTCAATAAGCGAGGGCGTGGGCTCAATCATCGCCACGGCTGCCCGGCGCAGAGTCAGAGGAGTTGGGCGCAACCAAACAAGGGCGTGACCCGCATCTAGATTGATCGATCAAGACGAGAAAGGGTATTACCCAGCCCGAAGCGGGACCCGAGGGATAATTAGGCATCGGCGCCATAGTGATGGTTGATATCATATTAAAATTCACTTTCGTCATCAAACGCCGCCCGCCCCACCAAACGCTTCCTGACGCGCTCTAGGGCCGTCAGGCGTTGGTCCCCAGATTGACTCAAGCCATGATGGCCACTGGCCGCGCTCGCGCTCTGCGAAGTTCCCACGCCGCGCTTGATCAACTGCCCGCCCAATCATCCGTCGCTCGCTACACGCCGCGCCAATCGCGTTTTCAAGCTCCGCGAGTGCCGGCCAGAATTTGTTGCTTCGACCCCAGCCGCGCAGAACCGAGCGCACACAATCGGCTGGGTGGCAAGACAGCGCGTCAGCGTAGGCGCTCAGCATGGCCGTCATGTCCTCGCCGTCCATGTTGCGCGAAATCGTCAACGTCCGCAGCCTGGCAAGCTCGCTGACCAAATCCTCGACCGGCATCGGCTGAAATGCCGCCTCAACGCATTCGCGAGCGAGACACAAGCCGCCATCAACCAATTCGTCTGTGACGCCATAGCCGATAATCTCACCGATGCGCGACAGATCCTCCGTTAGCCAATCGCATTTGCTCGATAACGCGACGAGCGGCGCTAATGACGCCAGTAGGGCTAGATCCGTTTGTCGCGGCTGATGTCCGGTAGCAACCATTTGCCGGAGCCCCACGACGTTGCCGGCAGCGGTTTCGCCAAGTGCGCGACCAATCGAGCTTAATCGCGTGCGCACCGGGCTCGCCGAGCCAGTAGTCTCGGAACTCGGCAAGCAATTCGTCGGGGTCATGCCCCCATTGCTCAGCGAACTTGCGATTTGTTTCGTCGGGTTCCCAATCGGGCGAAAGCCGTGATCCTCGCTTCTCGGCATGGGTAATCCTTTTCGCTGGTTTTCTGTCGTCATTCCCCAAAGGGGATGAGATGACGTTAGTCATCTCAGGGGATTCTTCTCTTTCTTGGATTCGGATTCGGATGCTTTCCTTCTGGGTTTCGTTTGGCAAACCCGCTGGGTTTTCGGAATCTTTGTT